CCACTGCTTGAAAAAGAATGCAACGCTGTTCAGTTCGCACGCGTCTTTGATGTCTCGTACCCATGACTCTCGGTCTCGTCGCGGTTGCCATTTGCCGTTCACCTGTTCGGCCAGTGAACGTTTTCTGGCAACCTGCGGATCTCTCAGGTGTAGCCCAGATTCGCCGCCAACGATGCACCAGTCAAGGCCGGCGAAGTCCATGTTGATGGGCGACAGGAGAGGCTCAAGGCTTACGAAACGAACGGCGGCACGCACTTGGCGCAGTACATCGACGCGATCGATGTACGGCTGGCTCTCAACGGTTACCCCCATCCATGCGTTGTCCGGCAGTGTTCGTCGACGAGAGTACCTCAGCATGTTCTCTGGCCGCTTGGTCAGTATCTGGTAGGTGTGTCTCGGGGTCGACTCGATGATGTCGAAAACCTGATCGCGGTAGTCGTCTGGGATATCTTCCCAGAATAGATCAGACATTGAGTTCACGAAGATCAGACTCGGTGTCTTAATCTTCGTGGGCTCTGTCAGCTTGTGCCTGCGAAGCTGTAGATCGAAGCCAATGGGGAATGCTGGCGTCCCCCTCTTCTGTTCTGCAATCGCGCAGGCGTAGCAGTAGGCGCAGCCGGGAGATACTTTCCGGCAGCCAGTAGTGGGGTTCCAGGTCTTTTCGGTCCAGGCAATTGCGGTTTTGTTCATGACGATAACCTCCTTTGTGGTAATAGTATAGCATTCGACTTAAGGATAACCAAGTCATCTAATCCCGCGTGGGAACTAGGGTTATGGAAGGCGCCACCAACGACACTGAAAAACAGAGTCGCTACCGAGGACTCAAGCCGTTCAAGCCGGGTCAAAGCGGCAACCCCGGCGGCCGGCCGAAGGGCAGAAAGTCCATCACGGCCGCGCTGCGTCGGCTGCTTGACTCCGGCATCGACGGCAAGGATCTGTACGAGGCACTCGCGAAGGCCGGGCTGTCGAAGGCGCTCAAGGGCGATCATAAGTTCTGGTCCGAGATCCTCGAGCGTATCGACGGCAAGGTGCCCGACCGCATCGCCGACGCCGATGGGCAGCCGCTGGTCTTCAACATCGTCACCCGTCAAGACCCGTGCCAGAAGTAACCATCGAGGCCCTGCCTCGCCAGTTCGAGTTCCTGACCTGCGACGCGCGTGAGGTTCTGTACTCGGGCGCGTTCGGCGCGGGCAAGACCAGGGCTATCTGCCTGAAGCTAGCGACGCGAGCGTGCCGGCCGGGTGCCCGCGAGGGTCTGTGCCGCAAGCACCTGGTCACGCTGCGGGCAACCACGCTGAAAACTCTATTGGAGCCCGACGGTGACCTGCCGCCGATCCTGCCGCCCGGCTCGTACGCGTGGAACAAGTCGGAGAAAACGATCCGCATCCACGGCGGCGGCGAGATTCAATACTTCGGCCTCGACGACCCCGACAAGATCGGCTCGTACAACCTCTCGGGCTGTGCCGTCGATGAGGCAGTCGAACTCGAGGAAGCCGACTGGACGATGTTACGCGGTCGGATCCGCGTGCAGTGCGGCATCACTAATCAGATCTACGGCGCCTGCAACCCCGGCAGCCCATCGCATTTTCTGGCCCGCCGATTCGGGCTGGCCGAGGGCGCGACGGCCGCCGACGGTTGCGTGGCCATCCAGACGCGGTCGATCGATAACACGTTCCTGCCGGACGAGTACCTCCGCGACCTTGAGTCATTCACCGGCCTCTCGAAGCTCCGCTACGTCGATGGCTTGTGGGCTGGATCCGAGGGGCTGGTCTACGATCGGTGGGACCGAAGGCTGTTTATCAAGCAGCGGTCGGGGCCGTGGGCTCGGGTGATCGTCGGCCAGGACGAAGGCTATATGAACCCGGCCTGCATGCTCGTTCTGTGCGTCGACGGCGACGGCCGCGTGCACGTAGCCCGCGAGTGGTATCGGGCTCGGCAACTCGAGTCAGCGGTCATCGACGAGGCCATGCGGATCTACGCCGACCTGAAGCCAGAGGCATTCGTGATCGACCCGTCGGCCGCGAAGCTTCGTGCCGCCATGCAGGCCGCGGGGCTTCCGGCCGTCGAGGCCGACAACTCTGTGTTCGCTGGCATCCAGGCCGTACAGAAACGGCTGATCGTGGCCGGCGACGGCGAGCCGCGCCTGACGGTCGACCCGTCGTGCGAGAACACGATCCGCGAATTCGAGACGTACGAATGGAAACCGCAGCGAGATGAGCCGGTGAAGTCGAACGACCACGCCATGGACGCACTGCGGTATGGCATCGTGTATCTCGACGGCCTCGGCTCGGTGCCGCTGACCATTCGCGTGATCGCACCGGGCGAGACGGCCCGACGGTCGACTGTACCCGATGATCGCGTATGGAGAACTCTGTGAGCATATTCCAGTGGATCAAATCACAGTTCTCCCGCGAGCGGTTTCTCCAGTCGTCCGTGCGCGTCAACGAACTCACTGGCCCGCACCACGCGAAGTCGCAGCCGTACTCATACGACGCGGCCGTGCGGCTGTTTCGTTCATGGGTCTACGCGGCCGCGAAGCTCAACGCCCAGGCGGCGGCATCCGCGACGCTTCGGCTGTACGTCCGCAAGAAGCGGATCGCTTCGCTGTGGAATACGCGGGCGGTGCCGCGAGCACGCAAGCGGTGGATCATCGAGCGGGCCAGTCCGACGGTGCGTCGAAAGGTGGTCGAGTTCAACGACGACTTCGAGGAGGTCACCGAGGAGCACCAGGTCTTGCGGTTGCTGCGGACGGCCAACCCGTGGATGAACGGCTACGATCTGGCCGAGCTTCGGTTTCTCTACCTCGAGTTGACCGGCAACGCGTACCTGCATCCGATCGCGCACCCGGTGTTCGGCTGGCCGATCGAGCTGTGGCCGATGCCCTCGCAGTGGGTGGACGTGATCCCCGGCGAGCCGGACACGGGCGAGTTCATCAAGGGCTACGCATACGGCATGAGGTACGACCAGAAGCGGTTCTTCAGTCCCGACGAGGTCGGTCACTGGCGATACCCGAACCCCGGCAACCTGTACTACGGTCTCGGCAAGGTCGAGGCCGGCTGGGGCGTCGTGCAGCAGAACGAAGCCGTGCATGAGTTCGACCTCGCGACGTTCAAGAATCATGCTCGGCCCGACTATGCGGTGATCGTGAAGTCCGGCGCGAGCAGCGATGCGCTCGACCGGTTCCAGACCGAGATCGACGGCCAGCTGCGTGGTGTCTCGCGTGCCCGACGCTTCGTGACCATCGGCGGCGACGTTCAGATCGTTCCGTTGTCGTTCCCGCCCAAGGATCTCGGCGGCCGCGAAGAGATCGTCGAGGAGATCGCCGCCGTGTTCGGCGTGCCGGTCTCGCTGCTGAAAGCGAACGACCCGAACCTCGCGTCGGCTAAGGTCGGCCTCGCCTCTTGGAAGTCCGGCACCATCGAGCCCATGTTGCGGCTCGACGAAGAAAAGCTGAACGAGTGGCTGCTGCCGATGTACGGCATCGAGGGCGACGCGTTCCTCGCGTACGACTCGCCGGTACCAGAGGATGTTGAACTCGAGGACCGGCTGGTGTCGTCGAAGGTCAGCAGTGGCCGCATGACGATCAACGAAGCACGTGCGGCCGACGGTCTCGAGCCGGTCGAAGGCGGCGATGAGCCGCGGGTCAACGGCATGGCACTGTCCGCGATGGATCGGCCGGCCGCGGCCCCCGGCGGACTGTTCGGGCTATCTGTGCCCCCGCCAGCGACGCCGCCAGCTCCGGCGCCCGTGGTTAACGTGGCCGCTCCAACAGTGGATACGGCCGCACTGGTTCGCTCTGTGGTCGAGGCGATCCAGAAGGCGGCTCCGGCGCCCGCGCCGGCCCCCGTCGTTCACGCGGAGGCCCCGGACGTCATCGAGGTCAAGCAGTCCGACCTGATGTACGACGGCTCGCACCCGTGCGGGTGTCAGTGCAAGGCCGAAGCCGACGACAACGCCCGCGACGAATCCGAACGCCGCGTCATGCGGTTCGCGTCTGCGCTGGCTGCCGTGCTGGCCGACATGCGCGACGGGTTGCTCTCAGTCATCGGCACGAAGGCCGCCGGGCCCACGCCGCCGTCTCGCGTGTCGCTGGCCGAGATCATTGAGCGAGCCAATAGCTACGGCCCCAAACTTCGCGAGGTGCTCGACGAGGGCATCCGCGACGCACTGCAGGCGGGCGGCGAGGCCGGCCTCCGCGCCGTGCGCGAAGCGGCGGGCGGTGCCAGCGGTGGCGGCGACGAGCCACCCGGCGGGACGGATCCGTTCGACGTCACGAACCCCGAGGTCGAGCGGTTCTTGGGCTCCCGCGATTTCACGGGCAAGCTCAGCGACAAGGTCGCCGGCGAGATCACGCAGTTCGTGATCGACCGGCTGTCGCCTACGTTGGCCGAAGGCATCGCTGCGGGCGAGACGCCGCGCGAACTCGGCAACCGGATCCAGGCACTCGACGACCAACTGTTCAGCGGCTACCGCAGCGAGATGATCGCTCGCACCGAGTCGGCCCGCGCGTACGTCCGCGGCGAGATGGCCGGATGGGTGCAGTCGGGAATCGTCCGCGGCAAGCGGTGGAAGCTCGCGGCCGGTTCGTGTTCGTTCTGCCAGGCTGCGGCGGCGGCGTTCAACGTGAAGTTGTTGGCGATCGACGAGGTGCCCGACAGCCTGAGGCGAGGCGCGGTGCTCGAGACGGCCGATGGCGTCATGCGGTTGGACTATGAGGACATCATTGGTCCGCCGATTCACCCGCACGACCGATGCGATATTGAGCCGGTGATCGAAGACTGATGGAGGGAAGGATGTACGACCGCCTCGTGGATATCACGAAAACGTTCGCCAAGTGGTGGGCACTGGCGATGCTGTGGCTGGTCATGATCGGTTTGCCGGTGGCCGGTGTGCTGCTTCTCCTGGAGATCGGATCCTAATGCGTATCCTCCTCACCGGTGGCTCCGGTTTCCTAGGCTCGCACGTGCACGACCGACTACGCGAGCACGAGGTCTTCGTGCCGCGGTCGGCCGAGTACGACCTGACCGACCCCGCCGACGTCGAGTGCGCGTTCATCGAGTCGCGGCCCGAGGCAGTGATCCACCTCGCGGCGGCGTGCGGTGGGATCGGAGTCAACCAACGCGAGCCCGGCCGATTCTGGTACGCCAACACAGTAATGGGCGCCTTGG